GTGCCGCTGACAACGGCCACCTTGCCGCTAGTGTAGGCGTCAGCAGACGACAGTGCGGCCTTCTTCTCAGACACGACGCCGCTAGACGTGGTGCTGTCCACAAAGCTCATGCTGACGTTGATCGTGCCGCTGACTGCCATTGTGGTGCGTCCTTAGCTCTTGAACATGATCGTGCCGCTGACGCCAGTTGAGTATTCGTCACCGCTCACCAGCTTGCCATACGGCAGAGCGAAGATGGCGTCAGGCAGAGCGTACATGGAACCTACGCTTGTGCTTGGCTGTAGCGTGATATTGGCAGGCGCGCCTACAGAATCGTAGAGACGACGGTAGGGGCCATCCTCTTCGGCTGAGCCATAGACGTGGATGGTCGCACTGCTGGTGTGAATGGTACCAAACGACACAATAGCACCGGCGGCATCTTCTAGCCGCACAGTGGACGCAGAGCTGGTGGTAGTGGCGAGCGTAACTGAGACGCTCTTGTCCCTGCGGACGATATCAACCTCTGACATTGTTCGTAACCTCCTAGGGTTTGCTCAGTGTATCTGGTTTGTCGCCTGCTCTGCCATTGTCCTCAGACGGTCAATCTACGGTCATCCCTTAATGAAAAGTGCCGCTTATTTCTTAAGGGTCCACAGGGTCAGGCTGCGGCAGCAACGCAACCGCTTCGGCCCACGGGACCAACTCAATCTCATCGAAGCGTGACGCATCCAGGCGGGCAAAGTTTCCGCCATACAAGCCGTTCGGCACTTCAGAGAGAATCGCTCCCCTAATCATAAATGTGCCGTCAGTGAGGGCCAGCGGCGTGACTCTGAACTGCTCAGGGTTCTCAGCCTGCACGGTGGTGAGCCGGTCAGCCAACTCAGCCGAGAACACGCACGCATACTGCTTGCAGTAGTCATACGGCACAGGCAGGTGCGGTAGCAGGTCTGCGACGGTCTGCGGGTTCTCAGGCAGTGGCAGTGGTTCGTCGATGTCAGGCATTAGATCGCTGCTCCGATTGCGGTGACGTAGGAACTGATGTGGCTGTCCAGTGCGGCGAGGTCCAAGGATGAGCCGATTGAATAGAAGGCGATGGTGTGAGCACTATAGGCAAAAGAACCAGACCCTCTGCGGAAGAGAAGGATGTTGTCGCCAGTTGGCGTTTGGCTCGCAACGCTGGCTGTTGTCTCGGATTCACCGTTTCGTACAACATACTCTCCAGATACACTGCGATTTGCTGCAATAAAACCGGCCGCAGGCAATGATCCTGTATTTGTATTTGCTGCACTTCGATTTCTGCCAAACACGTTGGCGGAGGCTCCTCCAGCCAGCAGGTTGGTGCCAGGCGCTGATACGTCAGCGTTTCCCGATGCTATAAAAACTCCGTTGGCTGCGGCTATCGCAGTAGCATATACGGCATTGTGATTGTCATTCTGCGGGTCCGCTACAGTTCCGCCAAAGTCGCTGTTGTTTGCTACGTTGCTGTCCAGATACAGAGCGTTTCCGTCGCCAGTCAATCCCGATGACCTGTCATAATCTCCAGAAGACCAGCCACCCTGAGCAGTTGGTGCTGGTCCACGCAATGGGACTAACGCTCCAGTAATAGTTCTAGGTCCGCAAAGTAAACAACTGCTGCCAATGGCATCCCATAACCCCTCTGCCTTCAGCCCGCTCACCAGATTGTTGATGGCGACCTTCACTGAGGTTTCAAGGAAAGCCCCGTCGGCCTCCTCTACGGCACGCAAATAGGCAATGGCGTCACGGTCAAAGCCCGTCTCCTCAATGGCTCGCAGATCAGCCATCAGCGTTGACACGCGGGCGTCAAGGGCAGCGAGGCCGGTGGCGGGGTCGGAGCCGAGACTGCTGCCGATGGAGTAGAAGGAGAGGGCGTTGTCCGTGAACACAGTGTCTGCTGTTCCCAACTTAAACAGAGTTGTGTCGCCAGAAGCATTGCCGTCAGATGCTTCATCGACTGCCTCCGTTGAAGATGAGCACCTAAAACTGTATCCCCCTGCATCCTGCCTGCTGACACCAATGAGCCCAACAGCGGCAGGGTCTTCTGAATGGACGTGATAAGCGAGCGTCTTTAGCCTAGCAAAGACTCCAAATCCAGACTGTCGTCCAACAGATACGATGCCCGCCGTAGAGCCACTGTTGGAGTTGCCGAATACGCGGTGAGTTGCAAGGTTGCTAGACGCGGAAACATATGCGGCAACGTGGCAGTCGTTTTGCCCATCAGCGTTGCCTGCCCTGTTGGAGTTGATGTATTTGTTTGTGTTGTCACCCTGTATGCCGACGCCACGGTCATAATCAGTGGCAAGGAACCCGCTGTTCGTCGGCGCAGCCCCCTTCAGCGGCGTCAGCGCACCGGCCAGCGAGTCCCAGCCCGCCATCACGCACGCTGCTTGCAGATCGGTATATATCCCGTCCTCTTTCAGACCCTTTACGAAGCGGTCTATGGCCGTAATGCGCGCCTTTAGGGTCATTCCAGTGATCCTCCTGCTTCGTAGCCGCGCACAATGTAGTCGATGGTGTCAGGGTCCAGGCCGCTCGGATTCTCGCCAACGAGCAAGGCGAACTTCAGCCGGTTGATGAGGTTGGTGACGGCAGTATCTAAGTCTTCCAGCGAGAGCGAGGTTCCGATGGAGTAGAAGGCGATGGTGGCGTCAGATGTGTCCAAACTTCCGTCAGTGTCGTTTCTAGCGAAAACGTAGTTGCTTAGTGACGATGGAGACACAGACACTTGACTGCCTTCATACTCGTTATTACCAAGCCTCGCTACCTGCGTGCCTGCGCTGCTGCGTGTTACCCCAACAAACGCTTGGTTCCCGCTATAGTCATCGGTGGTTACAAAGTTGTCGCTTGACGCATTGCAAAGAAAGTGCGGCGGGCCCAATCGCCAGTAAAGTTGATTTGCAGAAGTTGGAGTCGCATTCCTATCGATGCTGCCAATAAAAGCCCGATTGTTTGTGGTTGCAGAAGTGACAAGCACAGAAAGGTGTCTGTCGTTCTGCAAGTCATCATCACTCGCTCGCCCGCTGTCAATGTAACTCGTCCCATCCCCTGTGAGCCCAGCGGTTCGGCTGTAATCGCCCTCCACAAATCCATCAGCGACGTTCGTCGGAGCATCAATCACCTCTCGGATGGAGAGGGATTCTATGGTGACTGAGGTGGGGGCGAGAGTGCCGTTAATTATAAACACAACACCTCCTGCGCCTGATGCGTTTAGCGTTGCAGAAAATGTTCCGTCACCGTTGATTGCGGCAAGGTCGCCACTTGCCCCTGCCCTTACAAAATTAACATGCGATACGTCGCCTGTCAGCCGTCCAGATATAGCGTATTGCTTACCGGACGGCATGTCTGCGTAATAGAAGCGGAATCTCGGGTAAGAGACGCTGCCGCCGACAGTGGGCGACGACATGGTTCTGGTGGCTGCATCCCATTCGCCAGCAGAGCCACTGAGGTCGCTAATCTCTGGCGTTGGCAGGTTGTCGATGTCAACGAGTTCCGGCCCCTCGTTCTTCAGCGGAACCAACGCACCGGCGAGCGTCCTCGCACCGGCGAGTACGCAGGATGCGCGGATGGAGTCCCACACGCCCAGAGCCTTACTGTCCCTGACGAACGCATCTACGGCTACCGCTACGCCCGTCTCAACGCCTGCACCGTCAGCGGTTGCCATACGGGACAGGTAGTCGATGGCATCAGCGTCGGTGGGCAGGGGTTGGCTGGATAGTCCAGGGTAGCCGCCCGCAAAACGGTGGGTCCAGGGCAACTTCGATGCGAGGCTCATACGGAGTACCCCCAAGCGATCTGGGCTTCAATCTGCTCACGCTGCGCTAGTTTGTCTGCATCCCATATGACCAACTCCTGAATGAGCATGTCTGCAAACTGCAACGCTGTGCCTAGAGATCCGATGTCAAGCCCATTCCCACCATCCAGGCTTACGCCATTGCTTGCTGCGTTGCTTGTGCTAACCGCGCCGTTTTTCGATTGCTTAATGTTAGGCGACCCATCAAAAACAAAAAACATTGCTTGTTCGCCAACGGCTATTTCATCTACTGCGTCAGGCGAAGTGCTGTGAACATCGTCCACAAAGACAATGCCGTTGAGGCTGACGTTGTAGTGCATATACCAGTCTGACGCGCTGGAGTTCCAGTCTCCGAATACTGTTCTATTCGATCCAAGTGCATTCAGAGTAAATACTGTAGCCAGCGAGAACGGAGTAGAAAGATTTGTCAGAGACGAAGAGAGACGGTCGTCCGTTCCGTCAAAGTCTAGTGCTGGCTTTCCTTCCTTCGTAACAACTGCGCCACTGTCTACGATCTTCGGCTGCGACGCAGCGGTGCTTTGGCTGGCATGGCGAGCGTTGCCCGATTGATCCCACCACTGCTTCACAAACCCATCCCCAGCACCACAGAACGCCGCCAGCGTCCCATCGGCAACCTCGCTTGCCGTGAAGTCCTCCTCCGCGTCGTCGCTGCTACGCCGCACCGTGACCACAGGCCCAGCGTAGGAGTTGCTCAGAGAGCGAAGGCTGTATGCGGCTGCGGCCCCAGGCACTAGGTCAAGCAGACCCGGCGTCTTGCGAGGGACCAGCAGTCGATTGTTCATCGGGGACATTGGCAATGACCGGAAAGTAGTGATTTGCGGCTAGCGTATCATATCAGTTTTGTGGAGTGTCATCTTGCAGTCTGAAAGATGCCGTGCGTGGCTGCATAGCGTAAAGCAGTCGCGTCTGTTCCTGCATTGCTTCGGCTAGCTCTCTTTGCGATGCGGTGAGTTCGTTTAGAAATGTTTCGTGTGCGTCCACCAGCGGTAGCAGCACGTCGTTTCTCAGCACAAAGCCAACAGCAAGAGATACC